GATTTTCATCCGTGTAAAGGTCAGAGTGTTTCTTGGAATTTGCTGGTTGCCCAGGTTTTCTTGGAATTCGTGGGTTGCTCATTTAGACTTTTTTTTACGACCAGCACAATGTGCTTTTTGTGAAAACCCTTTCGGATTAGAGCAGTCAATACTCTTTTTATATTTATTAGACCAAGACTCTTGAAATTGTTTAAATGATTTCATTAAAATACTCCCATACCAAGTCCAAGTGTTACGCCTGGCAGTTCTATGAAATTAGTGCCGTCATAGAAGTTAATTTTTTTAGTTGTCGTATTAAAAATAATTGCACCTGCCGCAAACGTTGCAGCATCTCTTGCCGATGTTGTGTACTGTGGAAGATAAAGTGCAGTTGAAACTGTAGCAACACCAACGGATACCGAATCAAACGTAGGTGTTGCAGATGCTGTAATTGTTGCTGCTGCACCTGAGGAAGTCGCTGTTATGTTATCGCCAACAAAGTTAAGAGAAACAACTGTACCAGCAGTTCCTACTGTGCTTCCTTCCTCTCTGATTGTGATACCAGAGATAACAGATCCACCACCAACACCAGTCAGTCCTGTTCCATCACCAACAAATGCATTAGCAGTTACTATTCCAGAGACGTTAATATTCTGACCAGATATTGCAGGCAAAGTAGAAACGCCTGTAACATCTAATGTGGTTACGGATGCGATTCCACCGATCACATTAGTTGATATACCAGATGTAGTTGCAAACGTTGCAACTCCAGCAATAGAACTAAAAGTAGATACACCCGCAGTGACAGCAAATGTTGCCTCAGTTGCTAATCCAGCGTTAACTGCATAAGTTGCCTCTGTCGCTAATCCTGCTGCCACAGCGTAAGTCGCTTCACTAGCGAGACCTGCATTGACAGCATAAGTGGCAGTTGTTGCTAAGGTTGCAGTATCTGCATTTCCTGTAACATCGCCTGTCAAATCACCTACAAAACTTGTCGCTGTTATAATGCCAGATGTGTTAATTGAAACTGTGGTTCCAATACCAACTGACTTTTGAGTTCCAGCAGCATCGGTAAATTCAATCTCACCTTTGGAGTCTTGTTTGATTGTGATTGTATTTGCAATACCAATTATAATTTCTTCAAGACCTCTAATTTGTTTTGCAATAGGATCTAATGTAATAGATTCAGTTCCAATTGTTAAAATACCAGTGACTCTTGCATCACCATCAACCAATAGAGTTGTATTTCCTGCTCCAACATGTACCGTTCCAATACCGGTGTTTATTGTAGATATACCAACAACATTTATTCCACCTGCTAAAACATCAATTCCGGTCCTAGCTGTTACAATACCAAGAGAATCGACATTCTTAACATCTTCATAGGTAATAGTACCACCAACAGTAACGTTACCTGAGAACTCTGCAGATGCCGCTGTGATGATCCCAATAGTAATGTTGGGTGTTCCAGTGAGTCCTTGAGCATTTGTTGCTGTAGTTGCTGTGGTTGCTGATGTCGCAGTATCTGCGTTTCCTGTGACATTACCAGTAATATTGCCAACAAAACTAGAGGCAGTTACAATACCAGATACATTTACATTACTTCTTGCAGTGATTTGATATGGTGTATCAATTAAATTTGAGTTGAGGAACGATGAGTTCCCCATATAACCATGACTAGAGCATTGATAATGTAAAACAAGTGGCGTTGAATCAGTTACTAGAATCTCTGTATATGCATCAGAATTACCAGCAGTTCCGTTTGTGGTAATATTAGTTGTATATGCAGTTGTCTTATCTGCCTCCAGATAAAAACGAAGCGGGTGACCATCGTTTGAACTGTCAGACTGATCGAATCTATATGTCTTACCCGGAAGAAGTGTGAGGAATGGCGATTCAATTCCATCCAAAAAATATGCACTACTAGAACCAGTTCCGTGATAACGGTGATTAGTTGTCTTACTATCAACAGTAGTGACAAATATTTCTGTGGTAGAACTCGCCGCTCCAACTAATGCTTTGAAACTTGCAAGTCTACCTACTGTCGCAATACCAGATACGTTAAGACCTGTCGTTATTCCCGTAAGAGAAAGATTTTTGAAGTGTGAGGTGCCTGTGGTATCGATTCCCGCCGTGCTGCCACCACCACCGCCAGATGCATCGGCACCAACAAATGTTTTGGTTGATGCTTGATATTTTAAGAACTTACCATCTACTAACGCTGTATCTCTATCAACATCATCAAGAAACTCAAGACGAACCTCACCGCCGCCGCCTTGTGCATTTACAAGATTTTTAAGATATTCTAATTCTCTTCTTATCTTTATAATCTCTGGATCACCAACGTTCTCTTGAACTTCTTCTTTTGACTTGATTGTCTCAAGAATTTTTAACGCATGATCAACAGTATCCTCAGGAATCTCCTCTGCTTCTTCAGAGATTTCTTCAGGTTCTTCTTGCTCTTCTACAACTGGTTCGGATGTTTTAAGTGATTCTGGTGCAATTAAATCAACAACTTCAAATGCTACATTTCCGTTAGCATCTTCAATTTCAAGTTTTTCTTCCTGTTTAGGTTCAGAGTATAACCAAGACTCAAGTGCCTTTACCTGTCTTTTTTCTTTTGCCTGCTTCTTTTTATTCTCTTCTAATTTTTTCTTCTTTTTTTTCTTTTCTTCAGCAACTGATGTCTTAACTTCTGCAAACAAAGAGTCGATATTAATCTCCCCGACAAGAGATTGGAATTCCTCCTCTTTTTCTTGTCTGGCTTTACCTATGAGGGAAAAAAATTCTCCTAACTCTGTGCTCATCTCTTATCCTTTTCCTTCAAAAGTTTTGCTAATTCTGCAGTAGATCCAACAAAAAGTGCATTATTAACTGTGGAGGGACCTCGAATTTGTTTGTCCTCCTCGACATCTTTCAGTTTTTTCTGAAGATCCATCAACTTATCTGTGGCATCAGAAACACTCTTAATTAGTTGCCCTGCAACTTCATAAGCACGAGGTTGATCAGATTCTTGTGCTAATTCAAGAATACCATTAATTGCCTCTTGACCTTTTTCGATAATTGAATAAAGATTTCCCCTAGTATACTCATAGTCTTTTTTAATGTCATCAACTTGAGTTGTGATTTTTTTAGATTTGATAGGAGAAACTTCAGGAAGAACTACTTCACTATCAACATTAAATGTTTCGTTTAAATCGTTAAAACTCATGAGATTGACCCACTAAATCCAAAGTCATCACCTTCTTGAATAAGAGTATTATCTGAAGAGTCAATTGCAAATACACCGTCACCTTTAAGATGAGTGACTGCAGCGGTGTTATATTGACCTCTGAGAACAGAAAGTTTAGTGCCGTCAATGGATTTAATGTAGATGGTCTCACCGTTTAGATCAACATAAGTCTTCTCACTCAAACCACTTGCACTATCAACACTGATTGTCTTAGCAATTTTTGTAACATCATCAGACAGGTTAGTAACAGCATCACCTGTGTAATTTTTGATTGCTTTTGGTTCGACAGTGTATGAAAGTGCTCTTATAGTATTTGAAGTATCCGTGCCTGTAAGATAATTGACAGTTGCCTTTTTGATGATGTCCTTCGTTGCAGAGGAAACTGGACCAAACAGGTATGTCTTTGCTGTAAATCTCATAGTATAAAGTAAGACTCTTCTTTTCGTAAAATCTCCTTCATAATCATCTTCCATTGTAATATTTTCCAACACTACAGGAATATCTTTCTTTTCTTGTATCGTTGATACTAAGTCAACCGTTAAATTATATGCTGGTTGAAAATATGGCAATATTTGTTCTACGATTTGAAGGGCATCATCATTTAACTTGGTCATGATTGCTAGTTCAAAATTCATGTTATATGGAACTGGCATGAATGCCTTTTTAGTTTCTGTTCCGTCGTCAGGATCTTTTACTGTGAATTGTTGAGTAGTTGTTACTTTTCTGGATGAATCATAGGTAAGTCCCGTGAACTCAAAAGACATCCTTGGGAGAGTAATCGCAGTTGGTTTGTTAAGATCCGGTGACTGTTCAATCCTAGCTAAAAACTTTTGAGTTGGACCATAAGCCAAAGGAACTTTTACAACAGAAGAATCCTGTTGAATCGTTACATTATTGAAGAGGGTTCCAAAGGATATTATAGTCCTCCTCAAAATTTCGTTATAAAAGTATCCAAACATGTTAAGACCTTATGACAATAAGTAGTCCGACTAACTATATTTAGGGAATACCGAAAGGATTCTGTTCAGAAAAGTCAAGAATGCTATCTGCTTCGGTTTCAATGTTAATATTATCTGCAAATCCATCATCAACAGGTTCAACGTCAATCACCCTAAGAGCATGAGATGCTCCTGAAGTAGATCCGACAATATCTTCGCCTATTACAAATGTACCACTTACAGTTCCAACTTCAAGCACATTAGTCGATGAATTCCATGTTCTAACTCTTCCGGTTGTTCCGCTAGTCGATCCTGTCACAATTTCGTTGAATACAAAATCTCCGGTTGAATCCATATTAGGAGATCCAATTGTTATAGTAGGAGCTACACTATATCCGATACCAGCATTTGTAACTCTAATCTCCGTAATAGTTCCTGCAGAACTCACAATTGAAATTAAATCGGCAGAAGATGTTGATACACCTGATAAGAATATTTCATTAGAAAGTGTAATAGTTGGTGCGGTAGTATATCCACTACCACCGCCAGTAATTGTAACTATTCCAACAATGCCATCAGCAATACCGGAAGTTGCTGCTGCTCCTGAACCGCCC